GCATGACCGACCCTTCTAGCCGAGCAGGCGACTCTTGCTCGACGACTCGCCCTTCTTCTTGGGCTGCTGGTCGACCACATTGATCGTGACCGACTCAACCTCACGAGGCACATCAACCGTGATGTGCTTCCCCTTCTTTTTGGCCATAGGAATCTTCCTCGCTTTCTCACTGACCAGGTGTGCACCACTCACGAACGCTGACACAATGTCGTTGCTCGAAATCTCTCGCGTGGCCTTGACCGACTGCACGAACTTGATCCGCTTCTTCGCTCGGGGCAAGACGTACTTGCCCTTGAGCCCGGGTAGGTTCGACACACCGCGCTGCGATCGCGTCGAGAGACACCGGAAGCGTCCAAGGCCTGTAACACAAACCGCTTCTCCGAGCACGAGCTGACGCTGGACCTCGGAGACCAGCTCACGCATGACTCTATGAATATCGGCGGGCCGGGCGCCGCAACGGGCGGCCACGGTCTCGACCAACTCCCTATGATTCATTCTCGTCCTTCGTCTCGTCGATGGTCATCGCCAGATCGAGGTGGTCCTCAGTCTTGTACAGCTCTCCGCTGGTGTCCTTGCTCGGAATAGCCGAACCCTCTTCCTCGTCGCCTTCCCTCCCGAACCAGTCCTCACGAAGGTCCTTCACGAAGAAGTGCTTCGCATCGGAAGGCTTGACCTTGCGTGACTCCATCATCTGGTTGACCCGGCCGAGCCGCGTGACCAACTCCATGAGCAATGGCCGTAGCTCGGGCCGGAGCTTCTCGAACTCTGCTCCTGGTGCTCCCGAGGGTCCTTCGGCCGGAGGCGGCGGCGGAGGCAGCCCCGGACCGGCGGCACTGACATCGCCCGGCGGTGGCATCTCAGGAGGCGGCGCTGGCGGCGCACCAGGCTCGCCACCTTGTTGCTGTGGAGCACCCGGCAGGATCAACTCGTCGATCAGCCTGTCGGACAGGTGTCCGTACTGCTTGAGCACGTACTTGATCCAGATCTGCATGTCGAAGTTGACTTGTTGTCCGAGGTTGAGCAGGCGATCGATGATGTCAATGCGGATCTCGATCAGCTGCTGACGGTGCAGCTCTTCGAGGAACGAGACCGGCGCCATAGCCAGGGTGAACTGGTTGTCCGGATCTCGGGGGTCGATCCCCCTAAACGCCAGGTTCAGCTGGAGGACACGGTGAACACCAAGCAGGAAGTACCGCTGCAGCTTCTGTGGGATGCGGACGTATCGACTGTCCTGCTGTGTGAGTCTCCGGCTGGGGTCATACGGTGTCGAGCCCTCGATGTTGTAGCCAAAGAAGCTGGGCGGGATGCGGACCGACGCGTGATACCGCGCCAGGTAGTAGTGCAGGTTCGTAGCTTCATTCGCGTTGCTCGAACCCTTGAGTCGTTCGATCTTCGTCTCGCGTCCCTGCACCTGAGGGATCACGAGGTCCTCGTTCGCCGTCCACGGGTTCCAGTCCTCGCGGAGCTGGCCGCTGCTCGGGTCGTAGTACTTCGTCTTCTTGAGCGTCGTCGTGAAGCGCTCGACGTAGTCCGAGGTCTCCTCGTCAGTGAGGCCAGTGCAGTCGACGTAGTAGACGTCGCGGTCAGCATGGCGCTGAAGGATGTAGACGACGTCGGCGTCTTCGGCCATGCGCAACCTGCGGTACGGCCTGCGAGATGACACGAGCAACGTGGTGCCGTACATGGCCGAGAGCGATCCAAAGATCCTGAAGTGCACGATCTCCCACGGCTGCTTGTTCGGCTCCGAGGAACCACCAGCAGTCTCGCCGAGGTAGAAGCCGAGCAGCGTTCCGGTGTCGTAGTCCTCAAACCTGCGGAACCGCTTCGGGTGGTGGTAGCGCAGCATGCTAATGCCGGTACCGGGCTCCCAGAAGAGTTCGACAGGGAAGTCGCCATATTTGCCGAGGCCTCTGCCGACCAGTGGCGCGTACTCTTCGAGCTGAGTGGTCTCGATGCACTCCTCGCAGATCTGGCGGATCTCTTCGTTGCAGTCCTCCACCCAGAGCATGCGGTTCGTTGCCGGGTCGATCTGGATTGCGTCCTCGGTATACGTGTCGAGCACGGCCGACGGGAGATCGTCCGAGTCCATGACATCGACCTCGTCGTAGATCTCCATCCTCGTCTTGCCCAGACGCATGCGCTCGCCGTAGAACGAGTACATGTTCTGGCCTTCTTCGCCAGACGCGAGCGACGGCGCGGCAGCCTTCCCCGAGGTGTCCCGTCGTCGCATGTAGGGTTTGGGCGCTCCATAGAGGACGCCTCGGATGAAGTTGTAGATACGGGTCCCAAAGCCTTGCCTGGGTCGCATCTCTTCGTTGACCACCTGCGGTGCCTGCGCCATCTATCAACCTCCCACCAAAATTGCCGGTGCCTGCGGTAGTCCCCCGACCGGTAGCCGTTGCTGCATCTCCAACTTGTTGGCCCTCTTCCTCGGTGGGATCAGACCGTAGACTGCCCCACACAGAGCGTCGCTCACGTCCTTGGACCCACTGAGCGGCTTGAAGACCTTCTTCGCCGTTATGTCGTGCGACAGGTGCCTCAGCTCAGTTTCGAGCGGTTCGTACGGGTACGTCCTGATTATCCCGGACTCGTAGACACCCTTCAAGTTTATATACGGATCATCCGATTCGTCGACACTCACAAAATCAGCCTCGATGCCCATCTTGTGGAGCTTCTGTACGAAGTGCCTTGACTGGTACTTGTCCAGGGAGACCATCTGGAACGTGTAATGGTTCCGGTGGAGGTACTCAACGAATTCGATGATCTTGTCGAAGTCCACTTCGCCCCGGCCGTACGGAGGCGGATCGATCCGGAATGCGAAGTCCAGGTAGGTGAGCGGCATGCCTCCCTGTGGCGGTGTCCACATGTGCACGCACGCGATTCCCACTGAGCAGCCGGTCACCGCAAGGTCGATATGCATGACGCGCCCAGCCTCTGGGTGCAGCCTCGGCCGATAGTGGTTGAGGTGTGTCTCGAACATGATGTCCTCGCGCACAGCGTCCTGAATGCGGACAGGCGAGTTCGTCGAGATCACCATGAACTGGGTCTTGAACGGGTGAACCAAGTTCTCGTCGTAGTTGTTGTATATGACTTCCGGCCTGTGGAACAACCCGCTCGCCGCAACCGTCGCACGCCCAGCGATATTGCGGATGAAGTCTTCGATGTTGTTTTCGGCGTCGGGCTTGTGCTCCAACGGGGCCGTGATCACATTGGCCTCGTCTACCTGGTCAGCCTCGTCCTCGCCCTCCACGAGAATACGAGGCTCCGCAGTGTCGTCGCCACAGAAGACCCGGAACGTCCTTCCGCTCTTGTATGTGCCCTCGGGCTGAACGTCCCATATGGCACGAGAAATTACCGCGACACCGTCCTCGTGGCCGTGCTTCGTAATGTGCTCTTCGAGGAAGTCAGTCTGGGCGCGTCGCTGCGAGAGCAGGCACATGAAGTATGGCGCGGCCGAGCCAGGGCTGGCTACGAACTGGTTGCGGAGGCGTCCTCGGATCGCGCCGTACAGCTTCTGCGCCTGACCCAGCGATTCCTCTGCATGCGCCCTGCTTCGGCCCTTAGCCGAGCGCATGAAGTTGACCTCGTCGAGAATACCGCCGATGAATGTTTCACCCAGTGCGTGAAGCTCGGTGGCGCCCTCAACGATCGACACATGGTCCGGAAGGATCAGCTCCTTGCTGCGCTCGCCACTCAGCCGAGGGAACTTCTCCACGAAGTACGGGCACTCGTCGATGATCGCCTGGATACGCGAGTGCATGTCGCCGGTCTTGTACTTGAAGATATTGAAGATGCCGTACCGGATGCTCGATCCACGCATCAGACCAAAGAATCCCTGTGGGTCCCTCAGCAACGAGAGTAGATAGATCCGGTACCCGGCCATGATCGTAGCCAGGGTGGTGTTATGTGTGACTACACAATGGTCTGTCAGATAGAGACCACCTGGCGCGGACGTTGAGATGCACTGGGTCTCTTCCGCACCGGAGTATTCAACTGATACAATGGCCCTACTTGGAGCGTATCGAGCCCTCGGCCTGTAGTGGTTCTTCTTTCTAGTGAGCTGGAATGGGCAGAGCCATGATGGGAGTGCCAGCCTCAGCCTATACCGATCTCGACCGGCCGTAGGACCAACAAGATATCTGCAAACACCGCCAAGACTTTCGACCAGGAAACGCACATCGGCAGCAAGACGTGGCGACGCAGTCGAATACTCCAGCTTGTTGTTGCTGTGCTCAACAGAACCGTTTTCAGTATCCATGAGACCCTGCAACAAATACGCCCGTTGCTGTACGCTGCCATAGAGGTAGTCCTTCGGTAATCGCTTCTCGTGCGCTGGGTGGCACATGTCGAGTGACTTGAGGGCTTGCATCAACGGATTAGACTTGCCACCACGCGTGCCAGAGGAGAGCGAGTAATCGTACCGATCTTTGTGGTTTGCCTGAACACCAGGAGGTAAGAGAGCCTCCACCCAATGCAGAAGTTCCCTATCAGAGGTCGTCAATATTGGCGTGTTCTGTGTGAGACCGCCATCACCGATCAACACACCCACCAGGTATGGGTGGAGCGGAAGTTGTCGTTCCGGCCACTGTATCGGGTTAGCCACTGGAACGAACCACTTATTAGAGCCGTCCCTATAGTGCAGGTCTGATGAAATCTCCCGAAGAGTCTTCGTTCTCAGGGGTCGCCTATAGTGCTTGTCAGACTTCGTGAAGACAGACCAGAGATGTTCTGCGCCGCACCGAACCGTCTGTCCATCAGAGAACGTCACAGTGTAGACGTCACGAACACCCTGTGGGTAGACACCGGTCACAGGGTAGAAGTAGCCATCCCTGCCAGCTGCCAGATCGTTGGTAGTGATGTCTCCCATCTTCTTCAGGCCGCCAGAAGTAATCAGTTCTGAGGTCAGTGGCTGGTCTTTGCCCCACCTTGTGGAGCCCGTGAGGACGACCTCGAAGACTCGGTTCTTCGGGTTGAGCAGCCAGCACGCATCCCGGAAGTTGACTGGGTAGAGACCCTCACCGAAGCGGCCCGCGTAGTATGGGTCAGTGAGAAACTGGCGTGGTGTGACCGGGATGTCCTTGTAGTCCTGTGTGACAATCCCAGCCGCAGTCTCGCTCCAGCCATCAAGCATCAGCTCGTCAACGATACGAGGAATCGAGTCGCGGAGGTGCTGGAAGTCTTCTGCCCTGACAAGGTTCGCAACCTCGTCGAAGGATGAATAGACCTTCAGAATCTCTCTGCGGAGATCCGGGTCGAGACCGGCGACAAACTCGTCGTCACCGTTTATGTGAGCCGTCAGTGCCAGCTGGAGGAGATTTCTCTTCTTCCCCACTACCGGCCTGTCGACCTCGGGCCTTAACATTGATCTGCTCCACTGCTACTTCCCGCTCGACCTTCGACGGTATGTCCGGCCCGTTCTCAGGGCCGCCGGACAGGAATCCCTGCATGGCTTGGGTGAACTCACTGACCGAAGCGGTCAGGTGATGCCTCCGCTGTTCAACCTGCCTCCGCGCCTCGGTGTCGGTGCTGTCACCAGACTCGATGGTGCCAGCTGCTACGAAACCCATGCGCACGGTACCGCCGTCACCTTTGGGCGGCTTGGGCGTCGCCTTCTCCACAACCTCAGCAAGTAATCGTATCGCGTTGGTCGCGTCCTTGATGTGGGCATTGGCGTGCCCCATGAAGTCCCACAGATCGTCGTAGTTGAGTTCCGATGCGTCAGCCAGCTCGAACATCCTGCGTGACGCTACAGCGCTTGCCTCCATGATCGGACCGATCCTGTGCATCTGGTACGTCAGCAGCATATTCGCCGCCGCACGCAGCAACGAAGGGTCCGCGCTGTCGATCTCTATCTGCTGGTTACCGTCGAACCAATCAGGCCAGCGTCCGTTCGTCATGCGGTACATGTACGCACGGTAGATCTGATCCCCAGTGACCCGCTTATCGAACGGGATGAAGAACGACTGGCCGGGATACATCTTGTCGTACTCACGCAGCGTCGTCTCGTGATCCTCGCTCAGGTGCTTCTCGAATTCAGCTATGCCGTTGAGGTGTTTGTGGCACAGCCAGCAGGTACGCACACCGAGCTGCTTCAAGATCTTGGCATCGGGCTGCTTCCTCTTCTTCGCCTTCTGCTCAAACCAAAGCTCACGCCGCGTTGCCGCCTTCTTCTTGGCAGCCTTCTTCTTCTTCTTCTTCTTGGTTGCAGCCTTCTTCATCTTAGCCATCAGAGCGTGGTCTCAGTTCCATAGCCAGGCTGTCCATGAGGCTCTTCATGTTGATGTAGGTCTGTCGGACTTCGGTCTTGCGCATCCCCAGCCTGGTCGCAACCTGCTCTACCACCCGCTCGATCTTCTCTTTGTCACCCTCGCAGCTGCCCATTGCCGTGTATACCGACACCTGCTTCAGCTTCGTTACGAGATCACGAACAGACGGCACCGCGACTGTGCGACCGGAAAAGATCTCGACAAATTTCAGCGCGTCGTCTCCGAAGATGTCGAAGATCTCCGGCAGCGCGTCGAACGGGCACTCCAACAACACCGCCGCGTGCAGGGCAGTGACGAACCGCTCCCTGTTGCGGTGGAAGATCTCAAACACCTCGTTTGGTATGTGCATGCCCATTATGCCACCAATGCTTCTGGTCCGTAGGTCACGTCGTAGTAGACCCAACGGTAGAGTATAGTCAGGTAGGTGTACATGAAGCCCGGGTCCCAGTAACCCGTCTCGATGATCATCTCTTCTATCGTCCTGGAGTCTGCGTTCCGGCATTCAAGCTCCACGTAGTTACGGCACAGGTCGAAGTCCACGACGTCGAAGCGTGCACGTCCTGCCATCTTCTCCGCGATCACATCCTTGTGCCAACCCGCCAGATGCGCGGCCCACAACTTGCCGTGCAGATTCGGCTCCTGCCCGGGCTCGGTGCTCTCGGCGTACTTGTCCCGCGAGCGCTCTTCGGCCTGTGTCTTCCGATGGTTGCCGATCAGGAATTGTTGTGTCACAACCCGCACCGACCCCACAAAGAGACTTGGACTGTCACAAGGGATCTTCCGCTGGGACAGCCTCGACCATAGCTCCAACTGCAGCTCGGCCAGGTGGTCATCGAGATCGAACTCGGAACAGTTGTAGTCCTTACCCTTGATGACCGCAGTGACGTAGTGCTTGATCACCGACCAGATCGCAACCCACCGATCCTCGGGCATGCTCGTCTCGTTGCCAGCGGCATACTCACAGTACGCGTGGAACGCCTTCATCTTGTAGTCGCTACGCCCCATTGAAAACCACCATTGGCTTCGTTGGTTCCGGCTCGTTGTATGCACCTATCCACGAGCCCTGGCTCTCGGTGTAATTGACAACGATCTTCCGCCGTACCGGCACCGGGTACTCTCCTTGTGGGCTCATTACGAAGACAGCCGAGCCCTGAGCAGTCGGCAACAGATAGTTCTTGTAGAGACGACGCTTCGCCCATGGATCAAGTACGTCGACAACGTCGTCGCAGACTAGGATCGGCACCGGGTTCGGCCAGGTCCCCATAAGCACCTCACGCAGAGCGGCCTGGATACTCAGGTCGATCTTCCTTCGCTGACCGACCGAGGACTTCTTGTACTGCCCGGCCCGGCTCTGCACAAGCAGGTTGATCTCGGCCTTGGTCGTGCCCTTCTTCAGCTCGCGATCGGTGCATAGCTGCGCCAGGAACTCGGATTCCCAAACATCGTTGCACATCTCGACGAGCTTCGTGTTCACTGCATCCAGCACCGACCCCATCTTCCGTATTGGGATCTCGGCGAAGGCAGCGTCTAGCAGATCCAACTCAGCAACCTCGCCTGTCGTCTGCGCCACTGCTGTCTCAACCTGGGTGAGCTGTAGCTCGATCGAGGTAACTTGCTCTGTAGCCGCGTCTACTTGGGCCAGCTCACCAGTAAGCTGCTGCAGCTGCATGCGGTAGTGCTGGATCTCGGCAAGCAGCTTGTCAGACACAGCTTTCAGATCGGCCAGGGTGCTCGACGCTATGACCCGAGCACACTCAGTGTTCTCGGCCGTGAGCTTCTTGATCGCGTTCGCCGCTGTCTTCTGGGCAGACTCAATCGCCTGCTTCGAGTAGGGCCTCTTGCAGGTCGGACACGCAGTCATGCTCTGGAGCGAGGACCTCTGCTGTGCAATCTGGCGCTCAGTATTGTTCTTGTTAGCCATGGCCTGGCCTATGCGAGTCGACTCACCCTGAACCTTTGAGTTGGCCGCGCCGAGTTGCTGGCTCCTCGCCTGCTCCTGCTGCTGGGCCGTGGTCATCTCCGCCACGATCGTGGCCCTCGGCCTACGCACTTGGGCCTGTGTTGCCCTGAGCTGCGTCAACTGATTGCGCAGGGTGTTGGCGGACCCTTGTAGCTGCTGCAGCTCGCCGGTGCGCTTCCTGCGCTCCTGGGCAAGCGTAGAGCGAGCCTGCTTCCAACGTTCGAGCCCGAGCAACTCAGAGAGCTGCTGGGCTCGGTTGCCTGGTGTCCAGGAGGACAGGCGCTCGGCCACCCCCTGGCCAAGGATCAACGTCGAGCAGAAGATCTCCTTCGGTGGGAAGACCTGCGCGAGGTACGCTTTGGAATCCGCCAGCGTGCGCGGGCCACCATCGATCGTGATCTCGTTGCTAGTACCATCCGCCTTCTGCGACCTCGCGATCGTGACGAATGGAAGCTCCAACTCAACGCGGCACGACTCCGCCCCGTTGTAGCAGACCTCTCGGATGCCCTCGGTGGTCTCTCCATAGATCACCCATGCTAGAGCGTCAGGCAAGAAGGTGCTCTTGCCTGCACCGTTCGACCGGTCGCCCTCTCCCTCGTAGATGCCCTCGACTGCAACGAGACCTGCAGTCTCGATCTTGTAAGAGAGCTTTTGGTACGAACGGAAGTTCTCAGCTGTCAGCCTCAGTATCATCGGACACTACCCGCCTTGCTCTTGGAGCTTCGTTCTTGGGGCGCCAGAAGGTCACGTTCCCTGGTAAGCGCTTCACGACTTGAAGAACATGTGCGTCAGCGATCCTGTGACGCCCAGGGAACTCGACGTTGAACGCTGTCCTCGGGCTGTCTTCCGCCATCACTTGCAGCGACTCGACTGCCGCATGGAGTACGGACATCGTGTGCGATTGCATCATCCCAAACCAGCACATCAGTGAGGCGCCGCCGCGTGCGAACTGCTCCCGGAGATGCTCCGGGTCGAAAAGGACCAGGTTGTACGGCTCCTTCTCCTGGTGGAGTTTCTCGGCCACGCGGCGAGCGATCGGCTGCAAGACGAGGTACCCGAGCACGCTGCCAACAGGGTCGACGATGAACGCCGTGCCCGGCCGGTTCCACTGAGAAGTCATGTCGCCGTACTGGAACGTTGGGTTCCTCATGCTCATAACAGATTATCCTATGCCTGCTCTCAGGCCAAGAACTTCCTCGCCAGCTCAAGCAGCTTCGGCGAACACTGCCCGCGCTCCGACAGGAGTCGCTCGACGTCTGCCACTGGGTCGCCACCCAGATCGAACACAGCCTTCTTCGCTACAACAACCGACTCCTTCTTCGGCCGCACCCGCACAGTCTTGATACCAGCTTGCTGGTACGGTGCCGGGTCCACATCCTCAGTCAGGTTCACGTGGAGCTGCTCACCAATGAACGGGCAGCGTGCAATCTCAATGTCGAGCTGGTCCTTGGTCCCACTGAAGAACGTGTGTGAGTACGGGTTCTGCAAATACGTCACACTGCCGGTCGGCGCCGGATCTGTCTGCCACAAACACGCGCCATGAAACCGACCGAGGTCCTTGAAGTTGTGCGCCATGACACACCCAGGCACATGGATCGGTGTCATCACGGGACCAATGTCGTACTCGGCGTTGTTCGCTATATGGTAGTGCCCGGCGAAGACGATGTTGAAGAGCATCGTCACGTCAACGAGGTCGAGACCTTTGTCCTTTGACCCACCGAGCATCATCCCCTCGATCGGAACGTGCGTGTACAGCGCCGTCGGCTTGTCGTCTGTCTGGACCCAATCCTGGAACTTGTGCTGGCCCCAGTTCATTGGGTTGTCCATCCATGGCTCGAACGGTAGCAGAGCTATACGGAAGGACCCGTAATCGACCGCCATCGGTTTCTTCACAAAGTAGAATGCCGAGCTTGGCGGAGGGTCGAAGATGTCGAGCGCAGAATAGAGATCCGAGTACACATCATGGTTGCCGATCAGCATGTAGACGTGGACGCCGTGCTTCACCGCGAGGCTCTTCAGGGTGTCGATGGCCCACTTCGCCCGGAGGTTTGCCAAGAGGTCCTGGCCCTGAACACTCTCAATGGTGTCACCGAGCCACACAAGCACATTGACATTCCGCGCCAGCACCGTGTTGTGGACCCATTGAACCGTCGCCTCGAAGGCGTCGCCACCGAGAGTCTTCTTGGTCTGTGTGTGCAGGCAGCCTGCTGTCATCACGTTCATCGCAACACCTCGAATGCTTGAACCCAAGATCCATACGTGCGGAGGAGAGGATTCATCTCGTACAGCGTCATGAATTGCATCACGGCCTGCCAGTTGAACACAGGCTGCTGATGCCAGTGCATCCAGACCCAGTTCCGTTCCTCTTCGCCCATCGCGAGGCCAGACCAGAACCAGACAAGCTGGATGTTGCGCTCGATCTGCTGTTGTACTTCGGCTTCGAGCAGCGACTGGTACTTCTTCGCCTTGGGGAAGTGCTGCTTCACAGCCTCTACCATCTGCGCCAAGCTCGGACCCTCCGACTTGTCCATGAGCTTGCGCACTCCGCCGGGGCCGAGTCCCTTACAGGGCGACGGGATGTTGTCGGACGAGTCGCCAAGGATGCCCTTCGCTACGATCACCTCCCAGGGTCCCCAATCACTCCAGTCCCGCCAGTTATCAGCACCGACGACCAGCTCCTTGTTCGTGGAATAGATCATGCTGTGCTCACCAAGAATCTGCGCAAAGTCCTTGTCCTCAGACACGACGTACGAGTCGCAGTTGTACTGGGCCAACGTGTTTGATAGGTACCAGATCGTGTCGTCTGCCTCGTGCGGTCCATTGACCACAACCACACCGAAGCTCGGAAGGTACTGGAGGAGGATGTCACGCTGGTAGATGTACATCTGCCTGTAGTTCTCAGACTCCACGCGGTCCTCTTCGCTCTTATACTCCTTGCGCTTGTACTCAGGGTAGAGGGCCACTCGGTTGGGATGCTTGTCGAAGTCGTGAACCCATAACACGCGTGACGGGTTCAGTGTCCTGACGATCGCTGTCAGAGACTGGAGCGATTTCATAGCAGCGCCGATCGGAGCACCGTGCGGACCCGACTCAGCGCCGGGCAGGTGCATCGATCGATGGAGTATGTACGACCCGTCGATTATGGCTACCCCACCGGGTCGAAGCCGTTGTAAGCCAGCCTTCGGCATTGGTCCACCATCCAAGCTCTAACATCGGTTCGCTCGATCAAGAACTGACGGTACGTATTCCAGTAGCACGCCGCAGGCGTTGGCATACGGAACGTGATCACCTTGCCCAGGTTCTGTGCGTCTTCTTTCCCTGGTGCAGTGACACTGATGTGGCTTGCTCGCTGTGACAAGTACTCAAACATGGCGAAGTCATCGTCGAAACCGCCTTGGAATGTCACAGGTATCCGCGTCCTTCGGTGCGGCGGGAACGTCTTGTTTTTGCGGGCCACGGCATACGGCATCACACCGTAGCTCGCCTTCGACTCACCATAGACCTGGCCTCCCGCCTGGACAGCCTGGGCCTCCAAGAACTTCTTTGCGCTGCGGAATTCCATGCGGATCGAAGCATGGAATCTGATGCCCTGCCCAAACGGTGTCGCGGGCTCGGTGTCCCACTGGTTGAACGTCGCGGACACATGGTTCACGAACACCATGAGCGCGTTGTGCTTCGCGACGAGCCCGGTGATCTCTCGCAGTCCTTCGCGCACAACACGACCCCCAGAACCCGGTCGGTCATCCTTGGAGTGTGATGCTCCAATAGTATCCCATGTGATCAGCATGGGCTTGTTGTGCTTCTTCCCACCCAAGAGGCTCTTGATCCACGCATAGCCGTCCTCGATGAACTCGAACTCAAGGTACTTCACCGCGTGAGTGTCGACACCGATGCGGGCCATGCGTGCAGGGTCGAGCGTGTACTCAGTGATCCCCATACAGACTTCGCCGCCAACACGCTGAACCTGAGCAGCCAGGTTTTCACAGAACGTGCTCTTTCCTGTGCTGTATGCTCCGACGACCTCAATGATACGACCGACTGGAACTCCCCAGTTCGTCGCGAGCGTACCGTCCGACGGGCTCGGTATGACCTCCCCGTCCTCGGTGACAGTGGTGGGGCCACCCATGATTGCATCGAGCGGAGTACACCCACAGCTGATACGCTCGCGAACAACCGAGTAGAGCTTGGCGGTCCCGAGCACTCCGACCGGGACCGCCTGCTCTGCCTTCTTGCCCTTCTGCTTCTTTGCGGCCTGCTTCTTGGTGCTCTGCTTCTTGGCCTTCTTCTTCTTCTTGGGCGTCGTCTTCTTGGTCTGCCTTTTCGCTACCATGAGTTCCGCACTCCTCGTCCGCATCGGACTGCAAGAAGGCACGTTCGACAGAGCACCGAGCCGTTGGAGGAGCCGAAGCAGTTACGCTTACCGTTCGGCCCCTCCTGCTCGTCTACTGGGAAAAAGGGGGCTGCTGCCAGTTCGGAGCCGCCATCCCGGCCGGTGCCGGGGCAGGCGCGGGAGCCGGTACAGCTGCTGGTGCCGCCGCAGGAGTCGCGGGCGTTGCACTCGGCTGGCTCTCGGCAACGGCCTTACACTTCGCGGACTTGTTGAGGTGCGTCGCCAAGCCGCGTTGGCCGCTGTACTCGTTACCGCAGGCAGGGCATGGGACCTTGTCGGCCTTGGCCTTGGCCTCCCCTTTCGACTTGCCCTTCTTCGCCGGTTCTCCAGCACCATCAGTAGGGGACGTTGCCGCCTGCTGCGGGGCCGGAGCCGGGGGGAAAGGGCTTTGGGGTCCTCCCTGTCCCGGCATCGCCGGAGGCTGAGGGAGAGCGCCAGCCTGAGGAGCCGGTGCAGGCATGGGCATTGGCACCGGTGCAGGCATGGGCATTTGTACCGGTACCCCTGCGGGCATAGGACCAGGAGCCATCATCGGAGCCCCTGGGGGAACACCCGGACCCATTACTGGTGCCCCTGCAGGAGCGCCTGGCGCCGCCCACATGTTCTGCTGTGGCTGTGCCGCCATCGGAGCTGGCGTCGGTGCCGGTGCCATGGCAGCCGGTGCCCCGCCGACCGGGGGCATCATACCCATCGGTCCAACTCCGGCCGGAGCTGCCACCGAGGAACCCACTGGAGCTGGCTGAGGAGCTGACTGCGGGACCCCGGTGGCAGGCTGTCCGGCCATCGCAGGCATCGGCATTGAGCTTGGGCCACCGACACCCGGTGCAGTGTTCTGGAACTGGTTCGGCGGTCCCATCGCGGGAGCTGGAGGCTGAGGTGCGAACTGCTGACCTGCCTGAGGTCCGAACTGCTGTCCCGGCATCCCCATCTGGCCCATCGCGGGTGCGGCTGCACCATGCGTCTGGCCTACGATGTTGGGAACGGTGAGCTGCAGATTGAGGCCGAGCTGCTCCGGATGGTAGCCTGTCATCTGCAAGCACTGCTGCGCCAGAGTCTCTGCGATCTTCATCTGGTTCTGGAGCTTCTCGACCGTCGGGATACCGAAGTTCGCGAACGAGTCGAGGTCATGCATGCCGCTGAGAATCTGCTGCATCGTGTTCGGATCACCGGCGAGCGGACCCTGCATCGTCTGTTGCCATGTGTAACTGTTCTTGCCCTGGAACGACACGGGCTTCTTGACCAGCATGATCCAACCTGTCTGAAGGTTGAGGATCGATCCCACGTACGGCATGGACATCAGCTGCACGAGACCCGAGAACACCGAGACGGGCAGGCGCAGGACGTAAGGCTTGAGCCGCCTGTACAACATGGTGCGGCCCATGTCCTGCGTGTCGTAGATCACCGAGTTGACGTACTGGTAGGAGCGGGGCGTCATGTTGTCGAGGCTGCCGCCCATGTACTGACTGTACACATCGATCACCTGGCAGATCGGGCACGTGAAACCGTAGTTCGGGTACGACTTCTCCCAGCACGACGAGTGCTGGTTGCCGAGCAGCTGGTGGTGCGAGCAATGGAACTTCGACCACGCTCCACGCTGTGCGGCCGCGTCGCTCCACGGCGGGAGCACGCGGAACCAGTTGTCACCGGTCTTGAAGGAGTAGAAGTCTGTGTCCTTCTTCCGCGCCGCATTCATCGCGCTGATTTCTTCGGCCTGTTTGCGGATGCTCTCCATGTCGACGTCGCGAGTCATGATGGCGTTGACGTCGACACCCGGAGCACCACCCTGGCCACCCGGCGGCATCGCCGGAGGCTGTGCAGGTGCGAATTGAGCCGCCTGCGGGACGACGGGTGCCATTCCCGGCTGCCCGGGCATTTGCATTCCCCCGCCAGGCATCATCTGTCCTGGTTGCATCGTTACTACCTCCCTAGCCAGTCACCTGGGGTGATCGCGGGTCAGACGACTCCCTGATCAGCCCCAATTCGCGCTGGGTCCACACGCTCGCCTGGACGAGCATCTCTGTTTGCATACTGTCGAGCAGGTTCTGCAGCTGGCAGCCCAGGTACTCCCAGTCATCCTGCAGCTCCTGCAACATCGAGTGCGTCGGGTCATTCCTGATCTGCGCGTCGACCGCGTCGTTCGTCACCTTGATGCTCTTGTCCTTCGTGGACATCTCACCAAGTCTCTGACGGGTCGGCATGTCGAGGTTGCGCTGGTGCATCTTGCGCACACGCTCGACCAGGCGCTGCATCTCGGTGGACCACGTACGGTAGAACCGAATGCTCTCCGCGATCCGCACGTACTCCATGACGATCGAACGGATCTCGGTGTTCTGGAACCACGAGATGATGTTCACGATCTGCGTGTACATCGGGTTCAGATACCTACACGTCTCCAGCAACCGCTGATCGTTCGAGGCCTGTGTCGCCTGGTAGATCTTCTGGATCTTCGTGTAGAGGTACTGCTGCACGAAGTCGAAGGAAGGCTTGTTCACCGCCTGTCCCTCCACTGGTGGCAGCTGCACATACTGCTGATCCGGTGTTGGCTGCGTTCCCCCTTGCGTTGATGGTGCAGCCTGACCCTTCAACGCACTCTTCTTGACGGCCTTCTTCTTTGCCACTGCTCCTCCTTTCATCAGCCAGCTCGCGGTGTCACAACCGCATGAATCTCACGTGGATTCCAGTCGAGGTTCTGCAGCTGAAGGACCTGTCCCAACGGACCCTCGAACTGCGAAGCGACCTTCTTATAGTAGCGATCGTAGCAGGACTCTTCGTCCGATCTCGCCTCGAAGTGTATGTACAGCTTCTCTCCCTCGAAGTGGTCTATCTCGATCTTGTCTCCCCAAGACTTCCCGAACTCAATGCCGATCTTCAGGGGTACACGCAGCCACGGGTACATCGCCATGGGCTCTTCGACCATAACGCGCTGTGCCAGGTGGACCAGCTTGAATAGCTCACCAGGGAAGACGTCCCAGTAAATGGCATCGTGGTGGAAGATGATCAGCTTGGACTTGAGACCCATCTCGTCCATGTACTGCCGCGCTCGAATGATAGCAAGCTCGACAATGTCGGAGGCCGTCGACTGGATCGGGGTGTTCATTGCCTGGCGGATCGCATGTCGCTCACTCGACTGCGTGTTGCCTATGTTGATGATGCTGCGTCGGCCGAATGGTGTGCTGACGTAGCCGAACTTGAACAGCTCCTGGCTCTTCTGCGCCTTGAACTGCTCAACCGCCACAAGTGCGAGGAACTTGGCGTGAACGATATCAGCATCACGTTTGAGCATGCCGGTCTGACCCG